GGGTGTAATTATTCTTCACACTCTCAGTTCATGATTTCCCCAGAGTGCAACAAAATGTTGTATCATAATCATTAACAAACTGTGTTCGGTATTTGGGTGTAATTGTTGTACTTTTCCTGAATTTGTGATATTATATAAGTGGGCCAGGGTCCGGCCTCCGGCCGGATCGGATCGCCTGGCCCGATGCAAGGAAACAGATCCGTTAAGATGAGAATAGCATAAGAAAAGATGGAGGTCAAGAAAAAATGAATGATGTGATCAGCAGACAGGCGGCGATTGATGCGCTTGACGAGATAAGACATGCGTTATGGGAGATAGATATTCCGTCGCCAACGGTACCAGAATACGTTGAACACCACGAGCAGGTGCAATCCGTGTGGAGATTACTCGATAAAAAGCAAAAAGAACTTTATGTTCTGCCATCCGCACAGCCAGAAATCGTAAGATGCGAATATTGCAAACACAGAAACACGGATGAATGCCCTATGTACTACGACGAATGGATAGAGTATGACGATGGAGATGGCTTTATTGAAAGGGATTTTATACCATACGACAGGACAGTCAGTGACGGATTCTGCTTTAACGGGGAAAGGAGAGAAGATGAATAAGGACACGATATACAGGCAGGACGCGCAGGAGATCATGGAGGATAATGGAACTTTTGCTCCGGTGGATGTTTGTGTTGAATGTGCTTACTATAAGGAATATAATATTAAAAGAAACGTTTGTTTTCCTGAAGCATATTATACCGGATTCTGCCGGATCCATGAAACAAACGTAAACAAGCTGGAAAGCTGCCCTGTATTCCTGGCGGGAGGTGCTGCAAATGCTAAGTGATTTTATTATAGGGGTATGGATCGGGTTTGCCGTGGGGGTGCTGGTTATGTTGATCCTGGACAGGTCGCGAGATCTGGAATATTCAGATTATATTGAAGTAAAACACATATACGGGCATTACGAGATATATTTTTATGAGCAGTTCTATTGTGCTTGTGATAATATGCGAGAGGTCCGGGAAGAAATCGAAAGGCTAAAGAGGTACGAAGTATGAGCAGGAAACCGCTTGTGACAAGAACAATAAAAACAACCGTGTGCAGTCTGGCCATTAAGGGCAAAGACGGAGTAGATAATTTGAAAGTGGCTATTGCCGGATCCTGGAAGGACGAAGAAGATTTACTTAAGAAATGCCGCGTATTATGTGACGGGGTGCCAGTGATCGGGATCATAGATCATTATAGCCGGCCGGTCCTTTACGGGATGAGTGAACAGAAGTTTATCGAACACGCGAACGTGTTAGATGTAAAAACAAGAAGACCAATTGAATATTAAAAGAAAAGGAGAAAAAGAAAATGGTCAAAACAAGCATTATCGAAGCAAGCAAAGAACTTAGCGCAAAACAGAAGGTTCAGTTAAAGAATTTGTCCGATGCTTACAAGCTGGACAAAGAAACACAGATCGGTGAAGTGGTCCTGGATGTAGATATGTACGCGGTACTTTCAATTGATAATGATAAAGTTGAAGATGGCCCGTATGAAACCTATGTTATCATTGACAAAGACGGCCGGAAGTACACAACCGGCTCTCCGTCCTTCTGGGGTTCCTTCATGGATATCTGGGATGAAATGGCCGGATCCGGTGAAGATTGGAAACTTAAGATCTATCGCGCGCCGTCCCGCACTCGTGAAGGAAAAGATTTTATCACCTGCACGATCATCTGATTTTAACGCAGCCGTAAATTTACGGGGCCGGCCGCGGCCGGTCCCGTTTTCTATCTCCGGAGGTATTCGAAATGACAAAGAAAAGTAAATTATTAAGCGAATACCGGAAGCAGCGCCGCAGGATTCAGCAGAATATCCGCCGTATGAAAAAGCGCGGATATATAGTTCCTGAGAAGGCGCTGCCGAAGAAACCGAAAAAGATAACCGAAGCAAGTATTAACAAACTTAAGAAGGTAACGCCGGAAGAACTTTATAAGAAATCAAAAGCGAAAACCGAAACCGGAAAGATCATAACCGGAACAGAAAAACGAAAACAGGAACGCCAGGATAAAGCACGCCGCGCAGCCGTTACCAGACGCGCAAACGAAGCCCGCCGTAAAAAGTGGCTGGAAGATGTTAATAACGCGCCGGAAGTAGTAACGCCGGAAGATTTGTATCCGGTGGTTAAAGCTGCTGAAGATGAAGAAGAATACCCAAACGAAGGTGAATTAATTTATAAGCAGATCAAAGAAATGATAAACGAAGCCGGCCGTAACAATAAAAAGGCTGCGGATCATCTGGGTTCAGTTCTTGAGGGTGAGATCAATCAATACGGATATGATAAAGTAATGGAAGCATTAAGTCAGGCGCCGGAAGAAATGCTGATGCTGGCTGATATCGCGATCCGTTACGGGCAAGGATCCGGATCCCATGATTCCGCGATCCGTGAAATGCTGCACTTAATCAAAGGCAGCATACCAACGGCGGAAGAATTATCAGATCTTCAGGATTTTATAGACGGAGATTCAGATTTTGATCCTATGTCTGTTCTGTTGGAGGATTAAAACAAATGGCAAGGAAACGAAAATTTAAAACACTGATCTGCGATTTTGAAACAACGGTTTACGACGGCCAGATAACAACGGAAGTCTGGGCGTCGGCCGTTGTTGAGATCGGGACCGAAGACGTTAAAGTCTTTCATTCGATCGAAGATACTTTTAAATATTTCCGATCATTAAAGACGAATTTGATCTGTTATTATCACAATTTAAAGTTTGACGGAAATTTCTGGTTAAGCTACTTATTAACGAATCCGAAACTGGAACCGGCGCTCGAAAATCCGGAAGAAGATCCGGATCATTATACTTTTCGCGATACCGAAGATATGTATAATAATACATTTAAATATGTGATATCAGATCAAGGTCAATGGTACTGCATTGATATCAAAATTGACAATTATTTGATTGAGATCCGTGATAGTTTGAAGCTGCTGCCGTTTTCCGTTAAAGAGATCGGGAAAGCGTTCAAAACGAAACATCAGAAATTAGATATGGAATATACCGGTTATAGGTATGCGGGGTGCCGGATCACACCGGAGGAAGAACATTATATTAAAAATGACGTGCTGGTTGTAAAAGAAGCACTGGAAACGATGTTTTCTCAAGGTCATGATAAAATGACAATAGGCGCTTGCTGCCTGAGTGAATACAAATATATCTTGACGAAACCCATATACAATTATTTTTTCCCGAAACTGGAAGAACTATATCTCGATCCGAATATCTACGGATCCGAAACCGTTGATAAATATATCCGCAGGAGTTACAAGGGCGGATGGTGTTATCTTGTACCAGGCAAGGCCGGCCGGATCTTTTCGGGCGGGGTTACTGCCGACGTTAATTCATTATATCCGTCCATGATGAGCAGCGAAAGCGGCAACGAATATCCGGTAGGGTTGCCAATGTTCTGGACGGGGAACCGGATCCCGGACGAAGCCAGGAAGCCGCACAAATATTATTTTATCCGGTTCCGCTGCCGGTTCCGGATCAAGTCCCAAAAATTACCCTTCATTCAAATAAAAGGCAGCTGGTTTTATCGTGGGAACGAAAGTTTAACAACGTCGGATATAAGGGATCCGCGCACCGGAAAAAACAGCCGGTATTATATCGGAATTGACGGAACTAAAAAAGACACGGTTGTCACATTAACATTAACGTGTACGGATTATATTCTTTTTCGTGAACAATATGACGTGTTTGATTTTGAGATCCTGGACGGGTGTTATTTTAATGCGCGCGCAGGAATATTTGATTTATACATTGAAAAGTATAAAAAGATAAAATTAGAATCAACCGGAGCGCTGCGGACGCTGGCAAAACTGTTTTTAAATAACTTATATGGTAAGATGGCAGCTAGCACCGATTCATCATTTAAATATGCTTTTTTGAAAGATGACGGATCAGTAGGCTTTTACGGGATCAGCGCCGCGGATAAAAAAGCGGGCTTTATTGCTGTCGGATCCGCTATAACAAGCTATGCGCGAAACTTTACGATCCGTGCGGCTCAAAATAATTATTATGGTCCTGATCAGCCCGGTTTTATATATGCTGACACGGATTCGATTCATTGTGATCTTACGCCGGATCAGTTAAAAGGTATACCAATCCATGATAAAAATTTCTGCTGCTGGAAGATCGAAAGTTACTGGGATAAAGCGATCTTTTCCCGTCAAAAAACATATATCGAACACGTCACGCACGAAGACGGGGAACCGGTCACGCCGTTTTATAATGTGAAGTGTGCCGGTATGCCGGAACGCTGCAAAGATCTGTTTGTTGCGAGCCTGGAAGGAAAACGGCCGGAAGATCTGAAAGATCCGACGCCGGAACAGATCGAATTTTTAAGCGCGCCGGCGCGATCGTTAAAAGATTTTGATATTGGGCTGAAGGTTCCCGGTAAATTAATGCCGAAACGTATACCGGGCGGAATGATATTAAAAGAGGGTTTTTATGAAATGCGGCCATGATATACTTAAGTAATAACGCCGGTATACTTAAGTATATCGGCGTTACTGTTTATATCACTAACCGGAGTGAAGCGGAGCGCGGGACACAAAACCGAATAACCGGCCGGCGCCGTTTTCCAGGCGTGTGATCCGGCGGGTTCATTCCGAACAGATCCGGAGGATACCGCTTAATAACTGATCATCTTTAAAAGTGCGGATTTACATTTCAGATCTTTAAACCGGAAAGATCCCCGCTCAAAATAAAATCTCATGTTTTTAATAAACATATCATTCTTTTTCAGCATAACATAATTTATCTGATGATCGTCTGTTGTAACACTGATCTTATACGGATTTGATAAATCCGGGTGATCATCCGCGTAAATTATACCAGCTGCGGGAAATTCACGCAAGGCATAATATACACCGTCACACACGAAGGTTGCCAGATACCGGCCGGATCCTGGCGGTTTTTCAATAAATGACTCGTTATCATTCAGATAAACCGATTCCAGGGAATAGGCTATATAGGGATCCGATGCAAACGCCTGATTAAAACCGGATTCTTTTTGCGCGGAATGTGCTGATTCTACATATCCCTGCTCTAATATATACCCGTTCCCTTTTAAAAATTTAGTATCTTTTTTCAGACGGTCCGTAATACCCAGGGCGATATAATAAGGGTTCAGGATCGAAACCGGATTCGACAGCATGAATACGGGAACCGGCCGATACTGTTTACCCTGACCGCGTGCTATGGAAGTATGGACCGATATAAATTTACGTATTTCTTCTGAGCAGTAATGATTATTTTCTGATTGAAATTCATCGAACAATATTCGCTGGACGTCCGAAAACAGGTGTGAATATTTTTTGATCTGATCCGCGGAGTTTAGAGAAATGGCATACCCGCAATTTTTCAACTCATCGGATCCGACGTGCTGAAGGTATAACTCGTGATATATCCCTTTTGCGCAGGATTTAGAAGTCATTACATAATTCGGAAAAAATAACGCGGATATATCTTTAAAAAACTTTTCCGCGATATCATCCAGTTCGTAATTAAACCGGTAAAGCAGTGCGAACTTTTCACCGGACCTTAAAAACCGGTTCAGGCAGAGCCGGCCGAAGTACGTTGTTTTCCCGCCGGTCCTGTTTGTGGTTACGAGATAGAGTTCCGGCGTATTCCCGTTAAGGTCCTTCATTGATAATAATTTAGTCCCGTCGTAATATTGTAACATAATTGTAATATTTAATTAACATTATGGTATAAACTTTTTGTTTATTGTATCATACTATTGAAAGAAATTTCAATATGTGCTAATATAAATAATAACAATATGTTGTGGAGGCGTAAACGTGCATACATTATATCCGGTATTTGCTGCTTTAATCTTTAACGCCTTGGACCTGATCAGCGGGATCATAGCCGCGGTCCGGAACAAAGACGTTAAAAGCCAGAAATTGCGTGATGGCTTGTTTAAAAAATTCGGGTTTATCATCTGCTATTTTCTGGCGTGGCTGATCGATAATGAAGGTGCGGTTATAGGCTTTCAGATCGGGGTCAAGGTCCTTCCAATTATTGTCTTGTACTGCTGCACTACTGAAACGGTATCGATCATAGAAAATATCTGCCGGATCAATACGGACCTGGTTCCGGAGAAATTAAAAGAACTTTTCCATATTACAGAGTTAAAGGACGATCAAAAATGATTTTTGAGCCAGTAACAAGCGGATCAACAGGAATATGTGTTTTTATCCTTCAGGCGTTATTGCGTGCGCTGCAATATACCGGCGCGGACGGTCTTCCGATCGTGGTTGACGGTAACGCCGGCGAAAATACTGTTTTCGCGATCAATACATTTCAGGAGATCCAGCGCGCTTATGGTTTTGAGTGCGGGACCGACGGCGCGAATGATGGCGTTTTCGGAATGGCCTGTTGGGAACGTCTGGGGATGATCTGATCATGGCAAATATCCGGAACGCTTATCAATGGAGTATTAACGCCTGTAATAATCCGGATATCGGATATTCTCAGGAATACCGGAACGCCCGGATCATAGACGGGATATGTTATTATGACTGTTCGTCTTTCGTCTGGTTCGCGTTAATGTCCGGCGGGTTTGACTGTATCGGCGCTTATAATGCCGCAATCGGTCCTTATTATGGAAACGCCTTTACAACTTGGAATATGCCGGAAGTTTTACGGGTCCTCGGATTCCGGCAGCACGAATTGAATAGTCAATGGCAGCCGGCGGATATACTGATTCGGAATAATCATACAGAATTGGTTTACCAGGGATTTTACGGTCAGGGCCGCACGATGGGCGCGCACTCGGACGATGTGCCGTTACCGGATCAGGTTAGCATCAACAATTTTGTCTGTACTGCTGCCAGTTGGGAAGAACTATGGAGATATGAAGGACCAGTGAAGGATAACCGGATCATTATACCGGTTATAATGGGATGATATGCCAGGCGGAACGATTGATTTATCAGATGTTTCCTTATATGTAATATGCGCGATCCTTGGCAATTGGTGCGGTGAATCAACGATCAACCCCGGAATATGGGAAGGTTTGGAAGTTGCAGACTGGCACTCACTGGGCCACGGTTACGGGTTCGGTCAATGGACCAATACAAACGGCGATATATACGGCCGTTTGTGGCAGTTCTACGACTGGATGACTTCCAATAATTATGACGTGTGGGATCCATACGGACAGATCGCGTATTTTATACATGAAAACACCTGGTACCAGACAGAAGAAGCAGCCGGTTTTAGCAGCTTACAGGATTTTTTATTTTCGGATAGTACGGATCTTACTGCTTTAACCGAAGCCTTTTGCATCGGCTGGGAAGGGATCCATGACGAAACATGGCAGAATCGTATTAACTATGCGTACATAATTTATGATTTTATCATGCAGCACGCGGACGATTCTACGATTGATCAATGGATCATATCAAATATGTATCTGTCCTACGAAGAACGTTGGCATAACGCCGTTTTGTTTTATCGGTATTTCGCAAGCGGCGCGATCTTGCCGGTACCGACGCCGGATTATCCGCCGGTCCCCGGACCAGTAGGAAAAACGAAAAAGAAAATGCCGGTATGGATGATGATCCGTTATTACAATTTAAGGAGGTAAAAAGATGATCCGAAACATAGAAGATCTTCTGCGTGCAATCAATGATCGTTTTACCGATGATAATTCCGATGAAGTATTATCATTGATCGAAGACGTTACCGACACGTTTAACGATCTGGAAACACGCGCAGCCGATTCTATCAACTGGGAAGAAAGATATAATTCCCTTGACGCAGACTGGCGGAAACGCTACCGCGAAAGGTTCTTCAGTTCTGATTATCAGCCGGAGGATCCGGAAGAATTTGAAGACGATGAAGAACCGGAACTTAAAACTAAATTTGAAGAATTATTTGAGGAGGGATAAAAATGGCTCGCAGAATAGCACAGTCAACACTTAATGCAAGCACGCTTGACATTCTTAATGTGATCAGGCAGAACGCAAGCCTGGAATATCAGTCAAGCGTACCGGCCGTAACTCAGGCCGCAGACATTCCGAAAGTAGGAGAAGTAATTTACGGCACACCGGCGTTTTCGAATCAGTTTCTTAACGCCCTGGTTAACAGGATCGCAACGGTCCGGATCCAGTCTGCTAACTTCAATAACCCTTATTCGATCCTGAAAAAAGGTTATCTTGAGTTCGGAGAAACTGTTGAAGATATCTTTGTTAATATCGCTCAGGTTGTGGAGTATTCAGCAGAAAAGGCCGAATCCCGCGAACTGAAAAGAAGTCTTCCGGACGTCCGTAGCGCTTTCCACGTTATGAACTGGCGCGTTATGTATCCGGTCACGATCCAGGACGAAGATCTTAAACTTGCGTTTCTTTCCCTGGATGGCGTTACAAATCTGATCGCTAATATCGTTGATCAGGTTTACACAGCCGCCGAATATGACGAGTTCCTTCTGTTTAAGTATCTGCTGATCAAAGCTATGGCCGGTGGAGAAGTACAATATAACGCGATTCCTTCCGGAGATCTATATAAAAATGCTGCCGCAACTTTCCGCGGTCTGTCGAATAAGCTGCTCTTTATGAGTAAAAACTATAATGAAGCAAATGTTAAAACAAACACGCCCAGGTACCGTCAGGTTATTTTCATGGACGCAGATTTTAACGCTCAGTTTGATGTTAATGTACTGGCAGCCGCTTTTAACATGGAAAAGGCGGATTTTATGGGCCGCCTGTTCCTAATCGATGATTTTACCTCATTCGATAATGAGCGGTTTGAAGTGATCCGCGCTAATTCCGACGGCCTGGAAGAAGTAAGCGCTACGGAACTTGCACTGCTGGCACACATCAAGGCTATAATCCTTGACGAGAACTGGTTCCAGGTTTACGACAATAACAACAAGTTCACTGAGAAATATGTTGCTTCCGGTCTGTACTGGAATTATTTCTATCACACATGGAAGACGATCAGTCACAGCCCGTTTGCTAATGCTGTTGCGGTTGTCGATGCTGCTGCTAATATTTCAGCACTTCCGGCCACTCTGGTATTTACCGTTTCCAGCGTGGATAAATCAGCTGAAGCTATCGTTTATACACTTGAACTGACCGGGGATCCGGCGCTTTCACCGCGTGATTATGAATTTATCACGACCAGCAGCAACGCCGAGGCTGGTATTGCGGTACAGAAATACGGCGCGTATATCGTTCCGATCGATTCCGATGATCCGATTGATCTTGAGGTACACATTGGCGATACTGCGTATGTACTCGCGGATGGTATCCTGATCGAAGACGATGATTCCGGTGAATCAGTGGTACCCGCTACCGCAGCCGGCGATACCATTACACTTTCGAAATCTGTCTAACAGTTTCATTGTTTTCCTTTCTTTTGGCCGGCCCTTTACGGGCCGGTCCTAATTAAAACAACAGGAGGTTAATAAAATGGCCGCAGTATTATATGAAGATCGCTTTACATACCGGGGGACCGAAGCAGAAAAAACAGCCTTAACCGGTATGAGGGATAAAGACGCCTATATAGAAATTGATACCGGTAAAGTGTATTTTTACGACGCAGCTAACAGCGAATGGATTGAATTTACGGAGGGTTAATAAATGGATCTTTTGTCTTTTATCCTGGGCCGTAAAACCGCAGGATCCGGCGGAGGTGGCGGAGGATCCGATCCGGTTTTAATTAATAAAAACATTTCAGCGAACGGGACCTATAACGCCAGTTCCGACGATGCCGACGGTTTTAAAAAGGTTGTGGTTGCGGTCCCGAACAGCTACTCAGCATCCGATGAGGGCAAGGTGGTCAGTAATGGAGCGTTAGTAGCACAGACCGCTCATGCAGATGTTACTCCTACTACTTCCGACCAGACGATTGATACCACATTAAATAATTCATTAAAGGTCATAGGTGATGCTGACCTTGTTGCGGGAAATATCAAAAAGGATGTTGAAATATTCGGGGTGACAGGAAGCTATGAGGGGAGCGGGGGCATTTCACCGGATCTTATTGCTTCTGATATGAACAATCAGACACCTTACGATATAACGCTTACTGTCACAAGCATAACAAGGAGTTATGCCTTTGACCATTTAAGCATAGAAAAAATATACGCCCCTAATTTAGCTAGTATAGTTGGCACACACGTTTTTTCGTACTGTCAGAAACTCGGTTCTATTATATTTCCTGAATTACTTACTATAGCAGGACAATGTTTTGCTTACGCTGGTGGAACTTCTATGTCAGGCACGAATTGCATACTTGTATTTCCGAAATTAACAACACTTGGGACTGGAACATCAAGCACCGCTGCAAGCGTGTTTGATAGGGGACGTTTTCTCGCTGTTGACTTTGGAGAAGATTTGGATGAATTATCGAACTCGGCCTTCTATCATAATTCGGGAGAGCAAATTGTTGGTACTTTAATTTTAAGAAAAAAAGATGGAGTTGTATCGGCATATAATGTATATGCAATTACAGGAGTTCGAGATGTATATGTCCCGAATGATTTAATATCGACATACGAGGCTGCATCTAATTGGAGTACCCGTGTAACAGGCGGTTACATTACGTTCCACCAAATCGAAGGTTCACAATATGAAACCCACTACGCCGATGGCACAGTCATTCCAACAACGTAAAGGAGAAAACCAATGTCAATAGTACAGGAACATATAACTATAGGTAACCGCAATTTTATCCGTTCTTATTCAGATAAAAACGTATTGATACACGGGGGCAGCCCAGAAGGGAACTATGAAGAAGCAATAGACCCGGCAGAATTTAACCGACAGTACACGGAAACAGATATATCGATTTATGATAATGTTATCGAAGATAAAGCAGAAGCCTATGACATACTTATGGGGGTAGAAGCATGAGACCACAGGACAGAGCAAGACATTTAAGACCATACATCGTAAAAGGTTCTGCTTCACTCTCTGACACAGAAGCATTACAGGCAATCGAACTGTTTCAACACTGGGACGGCAATGGACACAGCTATGAAACGGATGATAGATTCCGCTTTGACAACAGACTTTACAAAGTAAGACAGGCTCATACATCACAGCCTCAATATACACCTGATATTACTCCTGCACTCTATACAGAAGTAGCACTCCCGGACGCTGGCACACACGATAACCCTATTCAGTATAATAACAATATGGAACTTGAGGAAGGTAAATATTATATCCAGGCCGAGGTTCTTTATCTTTGCACAATGTCAACCGGTATACCGGTTTACAATGATCTTAAGGATCTTGTAGGTTTATACGTCGAGGTAGCAGTCTAATGTTATTGCTTTATTTTATCATCGGGCTGGTCCTGGGTGCTTTCCTGGGAGTGTTTATAATGTGCCTTTTGGCATATAATGAGGATGAATATAAATGTATATAGCACCAAATAGCACGATCATATTGTTAAAGGACGTTCCGTTATCCCGTGATTATACGGATACAATCTTTTTTACGTCCGCGGCAGCACAGACAAGTTACTTCCAGGCCGCGTATGTGAAAAAGACGTTTACTGCTCAGAGTTACCAGCGCGTGAAAAAGTGGGTTATGCGCCTTGAAGTCCTGGCGGATGATATCTATGATTATAATTATATGATGTTCCAAAACACGTCTTTCGGCTCTAAATGGTTTTACGCTTTTATAACGAATGTCGAATATATCAATAATTCAGTATCGGAGATCACGTACGAACTGGATGTTATGCAGACCTGGTTGTTTGAAGCAACGGTTAAGCCGTCTTATGTTGAGCGCGAAACAGCGGAAACGGATGTTATTGGGGCAAATATCGCGCCGGAACCGATTGATATAGGCCCGGTTAAATGTTATGATTATGGGAGATCAGGGACAATGACAAATTACAAGGTTATATTGTGTATAGCGGAAGAAACTTCTAATACAGTTACTCCGACGCCCAGCACAAATAACAGCGGTTCTGAATCTAATTCAGGAGGTGAATAAAATGCCGTATATATCTGGATTATACGCCGGCGTTGATTACCGCGTTTTTGATTTAAATACAGCTTCCGACGTTTCCGATCTGGACGCAGCCCTTCAGGAATTAGTTGATGATAAGAAACAGGATTCTGTAGTTTCCCTGGTTATGTTTCCTTCACAGTTCGTTTCACAGTCCGGAAGTGTTACTTCCGTAGCGTATGGAGTTTTACGGCCTACTACGTTGGACGGATATACACCGCGGAATAAGAAATTATTAACATATCCTTATAATTTCCTTTGTGTGGATTCTTTGAACGATTCGAAAAATTATCGTTATGAATGGTTTGAGGATCCAGATACTTCCTGCGATTTTCGGATATACGGGTCAATGTCACCGAATCCGGAAATATTATGTGCGCCGGACGGATACAACGGTCATTTTCAGAATCCGTTATCGAATGATTCTAATGTTACGGAATCGGTTGTTTGTTCCGGTTTTCCTCAGTGTGCCTTTACAATCGATACTTTCCGCGCCTGGATAGCACAAAAGGCCGCCGGAGAAGTTATATCAGTAGCCGGAACTGCGGCCGGAGTCGTTGCCGGCGCTGCCGTGGGCGGACCAGTCGGAGCAGTCGCGGCCGGCGTTCTGGGTTCGATCGGTATAGGCGGACAGATAAATTCAATGATCCAGGAAGCAACACAGGGTTCGAAGGTCCGCGGGAATATCGGATCAGCGGTTGAAGTATCCATTAAACAGAAGGATTTTTATTTTAAGGAAATGGGAGTAACCGCGCAATATGCACGAATGATAGATGATTTTTTCGATCGCTACGGTTACGCTTGCTGCCGCGTTAAATATCCGAACAGAAATGTGCGCCCACACTGGACCTATACAAAAACACAGAATTGCACAATAGACGGAAACGTCCCCGCAGATGATCTGGAAAAGATAAAATCGATATATAATAACGGGATCACATTCTGGCGAAACGGATCCGAAGTTGGGTTGTATACCCTGAATAACTCACCGGCATAAACAGGAGGTTTATATAATGAGTCGAAAACGAACGTTTTTCGGGGAGTCCTCCCGGAATAATCGATATACCTATACACAATACATGGAAAGACTGGTTGACTTGTCTGTTTCTATGTTTGAATGGGTAAACGTACCGGATACAATAGATACCAGATTTTTAGAATTAACATTGTTTCACGATGGCCAGGCCGTATTTTTTAATGATGAAGAATTAGGTTTTCTCTGTTTGCAGTCTGCCGTTAATGGACGGTTTAATGTTTACCGGATCCCGGTACGGCGCCGCGCTTATGCCGTGAACGGATACCAGCGCGATTTAACTGACAAAGATTCTGTTCTGGTCTGGAATAATCTGATACATTCAAATTCTGTTATTGAGGTCCGGAATTTTGCGCAGCGGCTTTATAATCTGGACCGGATTATAGACGTTAACGTTAACGCGCAGAAAACGCCGGTTATGATCCAGGCAACAGAACAGCAGAGATTAACGCTTTTAAATCTGTATAAAGCCTATGACGGAAACGCGCCGTTTATTTTTGGCGATAAAAATCTGGATCTTTCCGGAATCAAAGCGATCAGCACCGGCGCGCCGTATCTGGCCGACAAACTTTATGAACTGAAGACGGAAATCTGGAATGAAGCACTTACCTATTTAGGCATTTCAAACGTTAATATTCGGAAGAAGGAACGTTTGATAACCGATGAAGTTAACCGGCTTCAGGGCGGAACGATCGCGTCCAGGTATTCCAGACTTCAGGCAAGGCGCCAGGCTTGCGAAGAAATAAACCGGATGTTTGATCTTGATATCTGGGTTAATTACCGGGAAGATTTTGAACCGGAATCAAATATGGATCTGGATCCGCTGGAGGTGATAAACGAAAATGAGTAAATATACTACCGAATTACGTTTTATATGTGAAAAGGCTGCCGGTTATGATAATTCAGCGGGTTATAATTTTGTTGACGAAACCGTTACCAAGGCAGCACCGGTTATTTTTGATTTTGACTTTCCTATGTTTGATGAGTCATACCGGCTACCGCTTGAGCGGAAGATCCTGAAACATTATTACACGCGGGAGATCAGCGCGGAAACCGTCGGCTTGTGGAAGTTGTGGTTGAATACCAGGTTAAACGAGATCATGCCGTTTTATAATAAACTGTATGAAACGGAATTGATTAAATTCAATCCACTATATGATATTGACCTGACAAGGGATCATAATACAATATTTAACGGGCGCGCGGACGGGTCCAGGGATCAGGATACAACCGATCAGGCGGAAGAAACGAAGAATATCACAACAGATCATTCTTCCGATCTGGACCAGACCGGAACAAACGGCGAATCAGTAACTAATTCCGGCCACCTCGTATCCGAAACAACAATAGACGAAGATTCCTTAAACTGGAATTATTACAACGATACACCCCAGGGCGGCGTTAATGGACTGGATACACTTACCTATTTAACAAATGCCACAAAGGACACCGCCGAAAAATCAACAACGAATGACAGCGAAACAACGACTTCAGACACGCAGCGGACCGACGCAGCTACAACTAATAACGTTGATATTGATGAAAACACGACAACAGACGAAGAAACAAACGCTTCCCGCGTTTCACATTTGAACGAATCAACATTAAATAAGGTCCTGAATACTGAAGATTATCTTGAACACGTTGTAGGCAAGTCTGGCGGCGTTTCCTATTCCAAATTGTTAATGGAGTTCCGGGATACATTCTTGAATATTGATCTTCAGATTATCAATAATCTTAGTGACTTATTTATAAATTTGTGGTAAACTAAATAGAAGGAGGTTATAAAAATGGTTTTGGATAAAAATCTTCCGTACTTCCGTTTTTGGTGTTACAAGGTCCTTCCGCTGGCTTATGATAATTCGTTAAGCTATTACGAAGTACTATGTAAAGTTGTCCAGTATATCAACGAACTGATCGATCAGGATAAAATCTTTGGTGATGAACTGGCACGACTTTCTCAGGAATTAAAAGTAGTTCAAAAATGGATCAATGACTTTGATACATCATATATTAAAGAACTGATTGATAAATATCTGGCCACGTTTATTATTGTATCCCTGACAGCAGATGGATATTTTGTTTATACGATCCCGCAGAGTTGGAAGGATATCACATTCAATACCACCGGCCTTGATATTGATCTTGAGATCCAGTCGGAATATGGTCACCTTGTATTATCTTATTAAATTAGGAGGTTTTATATAATGGCAAATTTGCAGTATATCGGCGCGCGTTATGTGCCGAAAATTTACCAGAACAGCCAGGACCCCAGCGTTTTTACCTGGGAAGCGGATACAGCTTATGAACCGCTTGTTATGGTCGGTTATAACTCAGTTTCTTATATTTCAAGAAAACCGGTCCCTGCTTCAGTCGGTAATCCGTACGCGAATCCGGATTATTGGTGCAGCATGGGATCATTTAACGCCCAGGTTGCACAGTATATGCAGCTTGTCGCGCAGCTGGCCGATGATCTTGATACCGGCCTTGCGTCCACACTCGCAGACGCGAAAGAATATACAGATGATGAAATAGCGCCACTGGAAGATCGAATTGAAGATCTCGAAGAAACAGTATCCGACGAAGTTGCACCCAAGCTGCTTTTAGTTGGAGATTCATGGGCCGCAGGATCCGGTGGAGTGAGCGGCCAGGGTTGGTGTTATTATTTTGAATCTTATACTGGCATTGATTGCGATATCATAGCCCAGAACGGCGGTGGTTTTTATGATGTTGGTAACGCTAATTCGGATTACCCTGGCGTTAATTATCTGGGCGCAATCCAGTTATTCATGACAGGTAAGACAGACGCACAAAAGGCAGCTTATACCGGCGTTATATATGCCGGTGGTATAAATGATAGAGTTGAAAATTATAACACGGTAGTTAGTTCGGTCCAGTCTTGTCTTAACTGGGTTAAATCAAATCTGCCAAACGCTAAACAGATCGTAATCCCGGTCCGCGGTACTGCTGGTCCTTCAACATATCGCGAAAGACATACTTTCCAGGCGTGGCAGGATGGCGCCGGTGCTGCGGGTGTACGAGTTACAGAGAACTCCCTTTACTGGTTTTATCACAGATCATCGTACGAAGGTTCATCTAATGATGGTTATCATCTGAACGATGATGGTTATAAACTCTGCGCTAAATATATCGAAGCAGTTTACAACGGCGCGGACTTTGCTTATATCCCGTTTAGTGGCGGCCAGATATATCCGGATTATCCGGAAGGTACTACGCCGATAACTGGCCATCTCAACGCCGGAAGGACCGGAAATGGATTGGTTACAATCTCCGGTAAGTTTACGATACCGGCCAGAGCCGTTACCGCCCAGGACGAATTAGTGCATGATATCGGCCCGGAGTTCACGCCCACGGACGGGCCAATGTTTATTCCTGCCGTATTCTATTCAGACGCAGACACGCCCACCCGGTTTGATTGCATCGTAACATTATCATCGGCCGGTGTCCTGGCGCCGCGTGGTGTATATTCCAGCTACGGAACCGACGGCGGAACGCTCTATGTTAATCATTGTTATCACGTTGACATTCCGATTGTTTGATCCTCACTCTTTCTCATGCTTCAGCCACGGCCGGCAGCGCCGGCCGCAGCACCTCAGATGATTTATAGTACAAGAATTTAACGCAGGTTTGGGGAAATGTTGTTCCAAAGGTGTGAAGAATAACTACACCC